CGCTCGATATTCGAGCCATAGTCAAAGAGAGGAATCTATAGAGGGTCAGCTCAGAGAATGTCACGAGTTTGCCCTTAAAAACGGATTCACCATTATAAATGAATACATTGACAGGGCAATTTCCGGCAAAACAGATAACCGTCCGAGCTTTCAGCGTCTCATTAAAGACAGTGAAAAGGGACAGTTTGAAGCGGTGATAATGTATACCCTTGACCGTTTCGCTCGTAATCGTTATGACTCTGCTATCTACAAGGCAAAGCTCAAAAAGAACGGTGTGAGAGTCTACTATGCAAAACAACCCATGCCGGACACGCCGGAGGGGATTATCCTTGAGTCCGTCCTTGAGGGGTACGCCGAATACTACTCTGAAAATCTCGCCCGTAACATCAAACGAGGTATCAGAGAAAACGCGCTCCAAGGACTCGCCACGGGAGGGGCAAACCTTTTGCTTGGGTACACCGTGGGAGAGGACAGAAAGTATGCGATTGACCCAACGGGAGCGAAAATCGTACAAGAGATTTTTCAGCTATACGCCGATGGAATGTCCGCGACACAAATCATTGCCTATTGCAACGAGCGTGGGTACAAAACTGCAAGGGGCAACGCTTTTAATAAAAACAGTCTCCGAACGATTCTCCGAAATGAGAAATACATCGGCACATACAAGCTCATGGACATTGTTATTCCCGATGGTATGCCCGCTATCATAGACAAGGTACTATTTGAGAAAGTACAAGCTATGCTCAAACACAACGGGAAAGCACGGGCGAAAGCGAAAGCCCACGAAAACTATCTGCTAACTACCAAGCTGTTCTGCGGACACTGCGGGTCTCCGATGGTCGGTGAGAGCGGCACATCGAAAACAGGGCAAGTGCATTATTACTACAAATGCACAAAAGCCAAGCGGGAACACGCTTGTAAAAAGAAATCCGAACGAAAAGATTGGATAGAGAAACTGGTAGTCCGCTACACAGTTCAGAATGTGTTGACTGATGAGAATATCGCCCTTATCGCAAAACGGGCTATGGAAATCATCGAAAAAGAATCGGCAGATACTACCTACTTGGACGGTCTCAACGCTGAACTGAAAGATGTTCAGAAAAAAATAAAGAACCTTGTCTCTGCAATAGAGCAAGGCATCATTACTTCTGCTACCAAAGACCGCCTTGACGAACTGGAACAGGAGAAGTCTGATGTTGAGGGGCGTATCGCTCGTGAGGAAATGAAAAAACCGCTCTTGAACGAGAGCCGCATTAGGTATTGGCTTACTTCGTTCAAGAGCGGGAATGTTGATGATGAGGATTACCAACGGCGCGTGATTGATACATTGGTAAACTCTGTATATGTGTATGACGATGAAGATGGTGGGAAGCGGATTATGCTAACATTCAATCTTTCGGGCAATAATACCGCTACTCTCACGAGTTCGGATATTGGGTGTTATGCTCCACCAAATAGTGCAAATCCGAACTCTGTGTTCTTCATCAAACACACCTTTGGATTTGTTTACAAGATAGAGAACGCTGATTGAATCGGCGTTCTTTTTCTTTGCCACGGGACGAGATGAAGTAGTTAAAGTAGTTGTTTTTCGGTTTTTGCGTAAACTTTCACCTAATACGCGCGTACTTAGAGGAAGTTACACGCAAAAACGGATTTTCCACTACTTTAACTACTTGAACGGGGTTAAATCAGCTCTTTTTCAGTTCAAGGACAGCGGACTCAATCAGCTTGTCAATGGTGTCGGAGTCGAGCTTATAACCCTTGCTGTTCAAGTATTCCAGTACATAGGCTTTCTTCTCCGCGCCGCGACCCGCGCCGTTGTAAATCATTTCTGCGGCTTCGGCCGCAACTTTCGTCCACGCCTTGATTTTCTCGAACTTCTCAGCGTCCACTTTCTCTTTCAGATAAGGGATAAGGAAAGTGGTAATGACTGCTACGAGCAGGGTGATAACAGCGGAAACAACATTGGTAATGTCAGTCATGGTGATACCTCCTCAGTAATTTTCAGAAAAATGTGTTTCGTTTGGTGTGACTTTGTTTTGTCTCATCAATTTTATACGGTTCTCGACCTTTGCTTTTGAGTAATAAAATCCCGTACCCGTGGCAACTTCGGCGGCTACTGACGGTATAAGGTAGGCAAGCGGAGAAAGGTCGAGAGTACGTCAAATCATTACCATCGTAAAGACGATAACGACCGCGTTGATAATTCCTGCCACGATAAGGATTTTCTTTGAAAATTCTTTCGGTGGCTTTTTCTTTACCCTCCGCATACCGTCAACCTCCTTTACGCTTTGGAGAAAGTATTGCGGTCAACCCAACCGTAGACCGTAGACTCACCATCGACATGGACAAGATGATAAGGGTGCTTGCCCTTTGCATAGATTTGTGTGATTTTCGCCTTACCACCCTTGCAGGACACCGCTCTATCGCCGTTGGAGCTTGCGTAGTGCGTTTTTCCAGTGAACAAGACATAATCACCTACCTGCGGTGTCCACGCGCTCTGAGAGGGCGTAGAAGCGGCAGAAACGACACTCAAGAACTTCGTGTTGATAGGACTGCAAATCGCGTTCTTCCCGTCCACAGACTTGTCGATAATCGCTCTGTCACCGCTGACCTCGCGGACAATCCAGTTCTTCGCTTTCACCCAAGCGGGAATTGCCTTGCCACCGTAATAAGTAGCCGTGGAGGAGATTTTAACGGTATCTCCCACCTTGACAGAACTGGTAGTAGGCTTGTCCTCAGTCGGAGTATCAACTGCCGCACCGAGCCGCCTGTTGACCTCTGCCGCGATTTCGCCATGACGGTTATACAGATAATCACCGGGACAGGATTTGTTCGCATAATCGCGGTGGACGGTCATATTGCAACCGTCAAGGTGATTCATGCGCTTGTTTTTGTCCGTACTCCATACGAGCTTTTTGATACCGTTACGGCGGCAAATATCGGTTACAAGGTCGAGCATTGCGGCATACGCCTTATCGTTCACTGCGTAAGGGTGTTTGGTATCGCTTGCGACTTCGATGGTGATAGCGCGGTTGTCGTTTGCCGCGCTTGAGGTACACCAAGAGCGGTCTTTTTCCTCGACATACATACCAATTTTACCGTCCGTGCCAACACCGTAGTTGGAGCTTGCTTGTCGAGAGGTCGGAGCAAAAATATTGCCGAGCGTTTCCACGGAACACTGCCCCACGACACAGTGAATGGTGATAGTGTCGATTTTGTTTCTGCGCGGACTTGTCTTATTGGGGGAAATCCGCGTGTAGTTTACGAGAGGGCTGTTACTCATCTTCGTCTTCTCCTTTCCCGTTACTCAGTTCGTCCAACATTTCCGGCGTGATTTCTTCGCCGTGAGTTTGGAAATACGACTTTTCTTCCATAGGTCAATCCTCCTTGTCTTTGAGTGAGAGACGGTCAACCTCTTTCATAATCTTTTCGGCAGTACCGTTTCCACCCAATTTTTTATACGGTAAGTATAAATAATCATGCAGGTTCTCATATTCGTCTTTGGTGATATACCCGCGCTGAATATAACACCCACCAAGATAGCAAATGCGGTCGTGTCCAAGACCTTTCAGCATTTGCCCCTCCGCACTGTCTTTGGACTTTTTGCTTTGGATAAGGCTTGTGAGGAACGCCCAAAAACCTGTGCTTGCAAAGACCGCCCCCACAATACTGATAATCAGCGTGCTTTCAGAAACCATCGGCTTACTCTCCTGTTCTTATAATTATTACTCTGCGTAACCATATTTTTTGAGAACCTCCATAACCTCCGGGGTTAGAACCTTTTTGAGCTGACCGTATGGCAACTTCATAATCTCAGACACAATAATGTCAAGGTCATTGGCTTTCTCATCGGCGGCATCAATTTCCATTTTGCGCTTGATAGCGGCAATTTCATATTTACGCATTGTCTTTCACCCCCAAAATTTCCAGTGCGGCTTTCATGTCCTGCACAATGCTTGCGCTTTCGTTGACCTCAAGTGTCCTGCCAGTGATAAGCCAATCATTAAGATTGCTTTCGATGTCCTCTCGCAAGCCCTCACGGTCTTTCAAGAGGAAAGTGTACTCATCATACTCGAACATGGTGACAGAGGTTTCCGTCTGCGGGTCAATGTCAGTGACCTCTTTGATGTTTTCACGCAGTCTGACCTCTACATACCCCTCCAACGGCAGGTAAGACTCCATTGACAGGGTTACGGGGGAGACATTTCCTTTTACTCTCATTTCTGACTACCTCCTTTAATTTTCTGATTTTGACTGTATCGTAATATTTCTTTTTCATACCGAGCGAGTCAGTA